GACATGAGCAAAGGATCTACACCCAGACCATTTACAGACAGAGAAATCTTTGAAGCCAACTTCGATAAGATATTTGGTAAGAAGAAATCATTTTCTACAGACGCTGTTAAAGAATATGAATACCAACTTAACCCATCTACAGGCGAGGTTGAAAAGAAGTTTAATGACGCTTAAAGAATGGATGTATTCCATGCGAGAACAGTTTGGTGATTATGAGTTTAAGGTTACTTACCAGAATGAAAAAGGTAAGGCCACGTTAGTAAGTCCAAAATGGCGCGATGATCCGCCAGGGTTAAAAGCAATAAAAGCATCAGATTTAGTTTTGCCTGATTTTTTAAGAGAGAAATCTAAACAGGCAAATGTTAAAGATCATAAGAAGTTAGTTAAGTCAATTACAAAGTACAAGGAAACAGAATGAGCGCTGTTAAAAGAATAGATGCTGCTAAGAAAAAATGGTGGTGTTTATTTTGTGGCGAGTTCAATCCATCAACTATTATTAAATGTGATAAATGTAAAAAAGAACCAAAGAAACTAAAGGAGATGTTATGAGTATTAAAGAAATTAAATTACAAGTGGACTCAGATGCTATGCAAGAAATTATGAGTGAGTCATTAATTCACGACTGCGCAATGGAAGCAGAATATTTTGAAGGCGGTGATAGATTATATTGCTTACTTGTTACATTGGATTATTATGGTGGTGATATACGTACAAAAACAGCAATTAAAAGAATTAAACAAACAATGAAAAGTTTGCCATTTAAAAAGATATTTTCTGAACCATCAGGTTATAACAATCATGTGACATATGTTAAATCACTATGTGATAAATTTGAAAAAAGAAACAGGGAGAATGTATGAGTACCGAATTAAAACCATTCCTAGTTAGATTAACGCCAGTAAGTGTTGGTCTATTAGACAAGGCCGCAAAAGAAACAAAGAAAGCTAAAGCATTAATCATTAATGAAGCCATTGGTACACATCTTTCTAAAGAAGCTGATATCAATGAACGCTTAAATAAGATTAGTAAATGATTATAGAGTTACCTTATCCACCTAGCGTTAATACTTATTGGAGAGCAAATGGAAAAAGAAGATTCATATCGAAAGAGGGCATGCTTTTCAAGACAGCAGTCCAGGCAATTTGTATGCGCGACAAAGTGGGATCTTTTGGCAATGCTCGCCTTTACCTTAATGTTTACATTCATCCTCGTAGTCGGAGAATATTTGATCTCGATAATTGCTTAAAGGCAATATTAGATGCATTGATGGCAGCGGGTGTATATGATGACGATTCTCAGATAGATATGTTGTCAATTTCTCGCAGTACACCAAGACCTGGTGGAGCAGCAGTGGTAACGATTAGTGAATACAATGGACAATAGTGCAATATATGAGGACGCATTACCAAGTCCTCTTGGAAATAGATTTTGTTCTACGTGCTATCAATACAAAGATAGCCACAGAGGAAAATGGAAGATAGCATTACATGGCAAGAATCGTAGATGGCTTTGCGAGGAATGCATAAGCAAGAGAATTAAACCAACTAAAATAGATCAAGGAGAAAGAAATGGCTGAACAAAAAGAACGTAAACTTGGAACGGGTGTTGCATTTATTAACCAAAATAAGAAAGAGGACTGGCATGCGGACTTTACTGGAGAATTTGCTGATCTTAATGGTGATCTTTATTATCTTAATGTTAGCAAAAAAGTTAGTGGTCATTCTGGTATTGAATATATTTCCGTATCTTTAGGAAAACCAAAGGTAGCTAAAGGTTCTGCACCAGCGCCTGTAGCATCAGCTCAAACATCAGGCGTTAATTTTGATGACCTTCCAGATGATCTTCCATTCTAAATGGCAGAAGAAGTCAAAAAGAAAAACCCCATCCCGTCTCTTGCTGGCTATGGTGGTGTCCGTAGCCTTCAAAAGAAACTTGAGCGTTCGACTACGCTTCAACAGAATCGTGAAGCTGTTAGCTATTCTCTTTTATGTCTGGCGAATACAAAACTTACTGATATTATGGAATGGGACGAGCAAGGCACTATTAAAGTTAAACCGAGTAAGGATATACCAGAGCATGCTCTACAAGCCATTAAGTCCATTAAGTCGAATACTAAAGTTGATAAGGAAGGAAATAGTTATACGACTTTGGACATTGAACTGTGGGACAAAGTGGGGGTACTCCGTTTACTTGCAAAAGCATCTGGACTGTTAGATAATCCAGAAGAATCCGATAAACCAAGCGTATTAGGTATTAATATACGCGCACCAGAGATTATAGATAATGACGAAATCACACAAGAACTCGGACCAGATCAACCAACTCCTGAGTGAAAGACAAATTACTCATGGTAATTTTTTAGACAAGGCTCATCTTATACAAGCTCAAAAAGATGTTATGAGAGAATATGGTTCTTGGAAATCAATGGATCCAGATATGCAAGAATCTTTAGATATGATTGCAACTAAAATAGCAAGAATTTTGATTGGTGATTCATATCATCATGATAATTGGATTGACATTGCGGGTTATGCAATGTTAGTAGCAAATCGTTTACAACAACAGGAGAAAAATAATGAGTGATTTAGAGTCGCGTATACAAAAGTTACGAGATGCTTATGCATTGAATAACATTTACCAAACGGAATCGTTACAAATTATTGATCAATTGCAAGCGCAGATCAACGTGCTTAACCAACTACTAGCGTTGGAAATTAAAGACATAGATGGCTAAGACAAAAGAAATATCTCAGAAAGCCATTCATGGCCCTGGGATTGATTTAGATTTCAGTACCGCTCCAACCACATGGGGCTTCTTACAGTCAGATGCATTCGTGCGTGGACTGATGGGACCCGTTGGCTCTGGTAAATCCTATGCATGTGCCGCAGAGATTATGATGCGAGCAGTTAGACAAAAACCATCTCCATTAGATGGTATTCGTTATACACGATTTGTCATTGTTCGTAACTCATATCCTGAATTAAAGACAACAACAATTAAAACATGGCAAGATTTATTTCCAGAGAATACTTTTGGACCAATGTTATACACTCCCCCTATTACTCATCATATCCGTTTGCCATCTCGTGGAGAAGCAGCGGGTATTGATTGCGAAGTTATTTTTTTAGCACTAGATCAACCTAAAGACGTACGTAAATTACTATCACTTGAATTGACAGGAGCGTGGGTAAATGAAGCTCGTGAACTACCTAAAGCAGTTATTGATGGACTTACGCATCGTGTCGGTCGTTATCCTACACAACGTGATGGCGGACCTACTTGGCATGGTGTTTGGATGGATACTAATCCAATGGATGATGATCACTGGTGGTATCGACTAGCCGAGAAAGAAAAGCTAAATGGCAAGTATGCATGGCAATTCTTTAAACAACCTGGTGGTGTCATAGAAGTAGATCCTGGTAATTTACCAGATAATCCAGAAGCTAATGATCATATATTTTCAGGTGGTCGTTGGTGGAAGTTAAATAACAAAGCAGAAAACGTAGGCAATCTACCAGCGGGTTATTACATGCAGATGCTTGGCGGTAAAAACTTAGATTGGATTAAGTGTTATGCCGAAGGTAAATACACTTACGTTCAAGAAGGCAGACCCGTATGGCCAGAATACGATGATCATGCTATGTCAGGCGAAGTAGACTATGATCCAGAGTTGCCATTACAGATTGGTCTTGACTTTGGTTTAACACCAGCAGCAGTTGTTGGACAGCGTTTAAACAATGGTCGATGGATTATATTAGATGAGATTGTAACTTTTGATATGGGTCTTGAAAGATTTGGTCAGCAATTATTAGCTGAAGTAAACGCTCGTTATCCTAAAGCACAGATTATGCTATGGGGTGATCCAGCTGGTATGCAACGAGATGCTATTTATGAAGTGACTGCATTTGATTATCTTAGAACATTAGGGTTACGTGCGCAACCAACACCATCCAATGACTTTAAAGTAAGACGAGAAGCAGCAGCCGCACCTATGCAAAGACTTATTATGGGTAAACCAGGACTTATGATATCAACTAAATGCAAGATGATACGTAAATCATTGGCGGGTGGATACCATTTCAAACGCGTAGCTGTTGGTGCTGGCCAAGAACGATTTAAAGATGCACCTAATAAAAACGAACACTCTCACGTTGGCGATGCTTTTGGTTATCTATTGCTTGGTGGTGGTGAACACAAGCGCTTAACTAAAAGTCCGCTGTCTGCATCTACTATTATTGCACCAACTGTAGCAACAGGCGACTTTGACGTATTCAATTGACCCAAAATTATTAATGAAATTATTGCCGCATGTACCTGGCGGCTATTTTCTTCCATTCCATTTAAGCCATCTTAACAATATGGAAGGCTTAGAGTCATATCGTAACTCAGCTATGGGTAGCGACAACTTTGAAAAACAGTTATTAGCTCAATCTATAAGCGGGCCAGCAGTTACTGCCTTTGTTTATGGAAAGCCAGTGGCTGTATTTGGATGCATGATCATGTGGAAAGGTGTAGGTGAGGCATGGTCTATACTATCAGATAGCTCTAAGCGATATCCAATAGCGTTAATTCGTGGCGCTAGAGCGTTTTTAGATAGCTGTACATCATCATATCACTTGCATAGATTGCAAATAACTGTTAAAACGTCTGATGCAGTAGCTATAAAGTTTGCTCATGCATTAAAGTTTATTCCTGAATGCAATATGGAAAAATATAGCGCTGACCAAGAAGATTATACATTATTTAGGAGAACATAACATGGGTGGATTAGTAGGCGGCGGCGCACCAAAACCAGATACATCAGCATTAAATGCACAAATTGCAGAAAATGCTCGTTTAAAAGCATCTCAAGAAACTGAGCAACGTAAGTTAGCAGAAGAAGCATCAGGCAAACGTAAGGCATTGCGTGGTGGTTCAAGCGGAAGATCATTGTTATCAGACGTTCGTTTAAATCCAGAAGCTGGCATTGAAGATAAATTAGGCAGTGGTTCAACATTAGGAATGTAATATGAAAAAAGACAAAATGCAAGCTAAAGTACATAAAGTTATGCGCGAGTATAAAGAAGGTACACTTCATTCTGGCAAAGGCGGTAAAGTTGTTAAATCACAAAAGCAAGCTGTTGCTATTGCAATGAGCGAAGCTGGAATGGCTAAGAAAAAATGAAAGATGGATTATATGCAAATATTCATGCCAAGCGTGAACGTATTGCAGCTGGTTCTAAAGAAAAAATGCGTAAACCTGGATCACCTGGTGCGCCTACAGATGATGCATTTATTAAAGCTGCTAAAACAGCAATGAAACCTAAGAAGAAATAATATGGAAGATAGATCATGTCCTTTGCCAACGCACGATATTGAGGTTAATTTAAAGAACCGCAATTATGCATTTGAACATTATGGTTATGGCCCAGCTAATCCAGAAGAACCTAATAAAGTTTTTTGGCTTAAAAAGGCTATTATGTATAACAATACAGAAGAAGAAGCTAAAACTTTGCGATGTGGCAATTGCTCGGCTTTTATTCAAACCAGTGCAATGCTTGAATGTATTAAGCAAGGATTAGAAAAATCTGCTGATATGGAAGGTGGATACGATGAAGAAATGATTGCATCGGCTGATTTAGGTTTCTGCGAACTATTTTCCTTTAAGTGTGCTGCTGCTAGAACATGCGATGCATGGTTAGCTGGTGGTCCAATGGATGATGCACGTTATGAAGAAGTAGATAAAGAACTTGAAATACGTGATAACAGTGAGAAAGATTAATGGCTATTAATATATCTAGAGAATCAGATACTACAAAATCTAGGCATGTTAATCCAGCTTATGTAGATAAAGATGGCATAAGTTATATTGCTGGATCTGATAGACCATTTCCTATTTTAGATATTAATCATCTACGCTTGCATGAAGGTAGA